ATGGCGAAAAGGAATCCGGCCACGGGTCGAGCACCCGGCTCGTGCCGGGCGTGTGTTCACTGGAGAGAAGTCAAGGAACGGGTGAGGCTGCTGGAGTTACTGGAATCGGCGATCGACAAAATGCAAAAGGCGCTGATGGAAGAAGGATTCAAGCCGACACTCGGGGATTACGTGAAATTAGTTCAGATGGAGAAGGAGATTGACGACGCTGAGGGAGCTGTCAAGGAGATCAAAGTTACATGGATAGATCCGACGGATTCCGACAGCGAGGAATAAAGTACAGTCCGCTGCCGTCGCAACGGAAGTTTCACAATCTCCCGACGCGCTTCAAAGGTTTTTCGGGGCCGATCGGCAGCGGCAAGAGCCAGGCGCTCTGCCATGAGGCGATCCGGCTGACTTATTTGAATCCGGGCCGGCTGGGGCTACTCGGTGCACCCACCTATCCGATGTTACGAGACTCAACACAGACCGCGCTATTCGCAATCCTGGAGGCAAACGACCTGCCTTATGACCACAACAAGGCAGAGAACTCGCTGGTGATGAGGGATACCGGCTCGAAAGTCCTGTTCCGGGCGCTGGATGAGTTTGAACGGCTGCGCGGAACGAACCTGGCGTGGTTCGGGCTGGACGAACTGACTTATACCCAAGAAGAATCGTGGCTGCGGCTGGAAGGCCGGTTGCGCGATCCGGAGGCCCATCACCTATGCGGCTTTGCGGTGTGGACGCCCAAGGGTTACGACTGGGTATATCACCGGTTCATCTCCAACCAAATCGAAGGTTACGGAGTAGTGCGCGCACCGGCGTACGAGAATCAGTACCTGTTATGCAAGACACCCGACTATTACGACCGATTGAAAGATAGTTACGATTCGAAGTTCTTCCAGCAGGAAGTTCTGGGACAGTACCTGACCCAGGATGGGCGCCTGGTATATCCGACCTTCAACAGGTCCGACAATCTGCGGAAGGTGTCCGTGGATCCGGCGAGTCCACTGCTTTGGGCATTGGACTTCAACGTCGACCCGATGAGCTCAGTGATTGCGCAGATTATGGATGGGGAAATCCGAGTCCTGGATGAGATCGTCTTGAGGCGGGCGACGACGCCGGAGGCTTGCCAGGAGTTCCTGCGGCGTTATCCGGAGCATCCCGCCGGGTTGCGGATCTACGGCGACTCGTCCGGGCACAACCAGCAGACCACCGGGTGCTCCGACTACGAAATGGTCAAGGAGTATTTCGCGGAGAACTCCAGTTACAAGATCGATTATCGGACTTTGGCGCAGAACCCGCCGATTCCACACCGGCTGAATCTGATGAATGCCAAGCTGCTCTCGGCCCGCGGCAAGGTCGGCTTACTGGTGGACCCGAAGTGCGTGGAACTCGTCAAGGACTTCGAAGAAGTTTGTTATCGGGCAGAAGATAACAAACCGGACAAGGAAAAGGATCGAATGCGGACTCACACGTCGGATGCCCTGGGATACCTGGTTTGGCGGGAGTTCAAGCCAACTAAGAAGATCGGCGAGCAGCGCAGGAGGATTCTTTGTTAGGTACGGACACGATCAACCGGGAACATCCGGATTATGTCGCGCGGAAATCGATGTGGGACGAGTATGCAGACCTGTATGCCGGCGGCGAACAGTTGCGATCCCGCGCAATGAATTACTTAGTGCGGCGGCACAAGGAGCCGGGCGATGTTTACCAGGAACGGCTGAGCCGGGTGTTTTACGAAAACTATCTCGGTTCGATTATCGACTGGTATGCAGCCACGCTGATGAGACGCGATCCGGCCCTGATGTTCGAAGGCGGAGACGCGGCGGCCATGTCGTTCTACAACGCTTTCGCAGAGGACTGTGACCTGAAGGGAACCCGCCTAAGCGAGTTCTTCCGGCAGCGCATGATAGAGGCACTGGTGGCCGGCACAAGCTACACGGTGGTCGACTTTCCGAGGACGGGCGGCCCGGCATTGACGCGCGCTGAGGAGGACGCCTCCGGGAGATCGCGCGCTTACCTGGTAGATTACTCGGCACAGGAAATCATCAACTGGAATCAAAACGAGAGCGGGGGGCTGGAGTGGGTGGTCATCCGCACGTCGTGCCTCCAGCAAAGCAAGGTGACGGATACTCGCTGGGAGAAGGAAACGCGGTGGATCTATTACGACCGCGAGAACTATCAGGTATTCCGTAAGAGCGGCGAAGGTCAGGCCATCGAGACTGTGGATCATGGCCGTCACGGACTGGCGGCGCTCAAGAAAGTGCCGCTGTTTCAGATGAGGGTTTCGCCGGGGCTTTGGCTGATGAACAAGGCGAGCCTGCTGCAACTGGAGCACTTCAATAAGTCGAATGCGCTGGCTTGGGCGCTGACGATGGGGCTGTTTGCGATGCCGGTGGTTTATTCGGACCGCGAGTGGAACCAGATTGTCGGTGAGTCCTATTACATCCAGTTAGGACCGCAGGACCGCTTCGGGTGGACGGAGCCGGACGGGAAGGTGTATCAGATCGCGGCGGATAACCTAGACCGGCTGAAGGATGAGATTTACCGGGTCTGTTACCTCTTGAGCCAGGCTGGGGACGCCAGTGGGTCGGATCAAAGGTCCGGACTGAGCAAGCAGATGGACTTCGAGACCACCCAGGAGGTGCTACGGGCCTACGGCGATATGGTCAAGGAATCGGTGAAGCAGGTACTGCGGGCGATCGCCGCGGCTCGTCAGGACGACTTACAGATCGATATCTCAGGCCTGGACGAGTTCGACATCGAGGACTTCAGCGGCGAATTGGATGACGCCAAAAAGCTGCTGGAGCTTGGCATTCACTCGGAGACTTTGAAAAAGCAGATTTTCAAGAAGCTGGCGGCGAAATATTTGAGCGACTCGCGGCAGGAGATCAAAAACCGGGTGGCGGAGGAGATTGACCGGAATTAGGGAAAGGCAAGCAACTCACAGTTAGGAGGTGTATGGAAGGAGTCGATGTTCAGGGGATCGTGCAACAGGCGATTCAGGAGTACTTGAGCCGGGTAGAGGACAAGAGAGAGCCGGCTTACAAGGCTGAGCTACTCGAGGAGAAGAAGCGGCGCGAGCAGCTCGAACGGCGGCTGAACGAGCTGATTGCGGAGAACAGCAAGAGCAAGCAGATCGCAGAAGAGGCGGAGCGGAATTCGGCGATTAAGTCGGAGCTGCACAAGCTGGGCGTGGCCAAGGTGGATCTTGCCTATAAGGCGGTGCGGGACGGGATTGTACGGACTGAAGACGGACGCATTGTGGCGCGGCAGGAGGGAGGCAGTGAGGTTCCAGTGGCGGACTATCTGGCCTCCTTTGTGAAGGAGAATCCCGAGTTTCTCCCGGCGCGCATCGCCGGAGGAACCGGAATGACGGGAATGCGGGCGCCGGCAGCAGGACGGGAGCCGGTGGACCTGGAGCGGATTCGTCCGGGCATGAGCGCGGAGGAAATGCAGCGGGTACGCGAGGAAATCGTGCGAGTAGCATCGCAGAGCCTGCGGGGAGCTTAACGAGGAGGAGAAATGGGGATCATTACTTCAACGAACGTCGCGAATGCGATTGTAAAACTGGTAGCGGCGGACGCTTTGCCGGTACTGACGGGGAACCTGGTGATGGGGAACCTGGTGAATCGGGATTATGAACCATCCCTGGCCAATGCGGGCGACACCATCAACGTGCCGATTCCGCCGACGATGGTGGCCAACAACATTCTGGAAGGCAGCGGGGTACAACCGCAGAATCCGAGCATTGGAAACGCAGCGATCGTGCTGAACAGCCACGTGGAGGCGACTTTTCAGATTCCGGATGTGACCAAAGTGCTGGCGGTGCCGGACCTGTTGAAGGTTTATCTGCAGCCCTCGGTGGCAGCGATTGCGGAGAGAATCGAGAGCGACCTGTTGAATCTGTACGCGGGATTCACGGCCAACGCGCCGGTGGGCACATCCGGCACGGCGCTAACGGAAGCCACGATCGATGCGGCAGAGACGGCGCTGTTCCAGGCGAAGATTCCGCCGACGGAGCAGCGGTTTTTTGTGGTGAGCGCAGCGGCCTATTCGGCGTGGCGGCAGATTCAGTTATTTGAGGAGTTCCAGACGGCGGGCGCCGCGGGACTGCGCACGCTGATCGAAGGCACGATCGGCAAGTACAAGGATTTTTACGTGTTCCGCTCGCAGTACGTTCCACAGACCGGCACGCCGGTGACGACGCACAACCTGGCGTTCACAAAGAGCGCGATCGGACTGGTAATGCGCCGGCTGCCGCAACCGCTGCCGGGAACGGGCGCGATTGCGGAGTACGCGGAACTGGGCAACTTCGGCATGCGCGTGGTGATGAGCTATCAGCCGAACACGCTGGCTCAGCAGTTCACCGTGGACGTTCTGTACGGCTGCGGCATTCTGCGCAATGCGGCCGGCGTGCAGGTCAACACGTAGACCCAAAGTCAAACGAAAAACGGAATGGGCTTCCGCAGGTCGGACCACCAAGCGGACGCCCAGAGCCGTCCAGTAAGAAGGAGAGCTAGATGGACTTGAAACTTTACTACCAGAAAATACGCGACGTCGAAGCCAAGATTCCGGGAGCATATGTGGAAGTAGTGAGCCTGGCGACTCCGGATGGAGGGAAGGGCGGCATGGTTACTGAGGTGCCACGGCGGATCGCAGCGAAGATGGTGGTGGACGGCACCGCGAAGTTGGCCAAGATCGATCCGGAGTATACCCGAAAGGGTTAGGCGGACTTATGGCCCTGTTCAAGGATGGTCGGGTGTCCACGGTGGAAGACCTGGCGGGACACGATTCCCAACTGCTGAGTGTCGCGACGGTAGAGGGGATCGACGTCACGGCCAAGCTGGAACTGGCGCAGGAGGAAGTGCAAATCGAGTTGGAGACGCTGCTGGACACCGGGCTTCTGGAGAAAGTCGTAGTGACACCGGCGCTACGTCTATGGCACGCTTACCGGTCGCTCGAGATGGTTTACCAGGACGCATACAATAACCAGCTCAACGACCGGTACGCGAACAAGCGCGACGAGTTTCACGGCCTGGCGCGGTGGGCGATGGACCGCTTGATCCGGTTGGGAATCGGACTGACGGAGCATCCAGTGGCCAAGGCGGTGGAGCCCGAGGTGCGGCCGACAGCGGGAGATCTGGCGAACGGCACTTACTACGTCACGGTCTCGTGGGTAAACGCGGCGAGCGAGGAGGGCGTTTGCGCGGACCCGGTCAATGTCACGACATCGGGCAGCACGTTTGTGGTGCGTCCGCGGCACGCGCCGAAAGTGGCGGTGGGTTGGAACGTATACGCGGGCACGGATCCGGAGCGGGCGATCCGGCAGAACACGGTTCCGAATCCGCTGGGTGCGACTTGGGTGCAGCCGGCACCCTTGGTAACCGAAGGAAAGCGGCCAGGGCCGGGACAAGTGCCGAATCTATTGCATCGTGTGGCACGACGGATGTCGCGAGGGTAGGAATGGCGGCGAATATCGCGAGTGGGGCAACGGCTAAGGTCCTGAGTCTGATGCAGGGAGTTAACGGCATCAACGCAAGCGTCTCGGCCATGCTGCAAGTGGGCGTACCGGGGGGTGCGTCCGCCGTG